TATTTGGAGAGTGGGTTAATAATGCTTCATTTATAAAAATCAATCAACCAGAATACGAAAAAAATAAAGAAAATTTATTAAATTACAAAGGGCAATTAATAGTTACTCTAGGAGAAAAAGGAGTTAAATGGGATAATTTAATATATCCTCCTTCTAGACAAGCAGAAGTTTCTGATTTATCAGGAGCTGGTGATACATTTTTTGCTTCTTTTATTTACCACTATTTATCTCATAAAAGTATAAGTAAGGGTATAAGTTTTGCTCAAGACTGTTCTTTAGAAGTTATAGAGAAAAAAGGAGTAGTAGTAATTAAAAAATAATTGAGATATAGTTTGGTTTCCCAAATTAGATTTCGTATATTAGGTTACATATAAACAGTTATAATTAAAAATAAGTTACAATTATGGATTTAAATGCATTAAAACAGAAATTGGATACCCTCCAATCAAAACCACAGGGTCAAAAGACAGATTACTCAACCATTTTTTGGAGACCTACAGTAGGTAAACAGCAAATTAGAATAGTACCATCAACATTTGATGCTTCTAACCCGTTTACTGAGTTAAAGTTTTATTATGGTATTACCAATAAGGTAATGATTTCACCTACTAATTTTGGTGAAAAAGATCCAATTGCTCTATTTGCTGGAAAACTACGTGAAGGAGAGTATAACAAAGAAAATTATGTACTAGCTAAAAAGTTAGATGCTAAAAACCGTATTTTTGTTCCTGTAGTAGTACGTGGAGAAGAAGATAAAGGTACTAGACTATGGCAATTTGGTAAGCAAGTATATGAAGAATTATTAGCACTTGCTGTTGATGATGAAATTGGAGATTATACTGATATTGTAAATGGTAGAGACCTTACAGTTGAAACAGTAGGACCAGAATCAACTGGTACTCCTTATAATAAATCATCAGTACGTGTTAGATTAAAAACTTCACCACTTAGTGAAGATGCTGGTTTAGTAGAAAAATGGACAAATGAACAACCAAACCCAAAAGAAGGTTTATTTAAACGTTTTAGTTTTGATGAAATGAAATCAGCACTAGAAAAATGGTTATCACCAGAAGAAGATTCTGAGGAAATTATAGCAACACCTATAACACCAACTCTAAAAACACCTTCAAATTTTAGTTTAGATACTAGTAATGTTAAGAAAAATAAAGCAGATGCTTTTGACTCAATGTTCAGTGAAGATAATAAAACTGATGATCTACCCTTCTAAATATGGCAAGAAAAGCATCCAAGTCTCTCTCGGCGGCAGTGTCCGCCGAGATTAAGAGCAAATTTGACTTAAATAAATTTAAATCTTCAAAAGGTTTAGATAAAAACGTTAAATTTAAGGAACAAAAATGGATACCACTATCTCCGGCATTCCAAGAAATATCAGGAGTACCTGGGATACCCATGGGACATATTTCATTACTTAGAGGACACTCTGATACAGGAAAAACTACGGCTTTACTTGAAGCCGCAGTATCAGCACAAAAAATGGGTATATTACCTGTTTTTATTATTACTGAGATGAAATGGAATTGGGAACATGCCGCTCAAATGGGGTTAGAAGTTAAACTAATCAAAGATGAGGAAGGTAATGTTATTGACTATGAAGGTAATTTCATTTATGTTGATAGAGAAACTCTACATACAATTGAAGATGTAGCAGCATTTATAATGGATTTACAGAATGAGCAGAAAAAAGGTAATCTACCTTATGATTTATGTTTCTTCTGGGATTCTATTGGATCTATTCCTTGTGCAATGTCAGTTGAAAAACTAAAAAATAATAATGAATGGAATGCAGGAGCAATGTCAACCCAATTTGGTAATACAGTTAACCAAAGTATTGTAATGTCTCGTAAAGAATCATCACCATTTACTAATACACTTTGTTGTATTAATAAAGTATGGACTGCTAAAGCAGAATCACCTATGGGACAACCAAAGATGATGAATAAAGGTGGAATGGCTATGTGGTATGATGCAACATTTGTAGTTACATTTGGAAATGTATCTAATGCTGGAACATCTAAAATTAAAGCAATTAAAGGTGGTAAACAAGTAGAATGGGGTAAAAGAACAAACTTACAAATTGATAAAAACCATGTTAATGGTATGCAATCAAGAGGTAAAATTGTTATGACAAACCATGGTTTTATTACTGATACTGACAAAGACAAGAATGCATATAAGAAAGAACATTCAGATGAATGGACTAAAATCTTAGGTGGTGGAACATTCAAAATTGTAGAAGACCAAGAAGACGTAACCCCTGTACTTTACGACGTACAAGACTTATAAACAAAAACATGAAGCACAAAGAGTTATTTAATCTTCTGGATGATATCCAGGAAGATCAGGAGATCCCTACCCAAAATAGACACGACAGAGTATTAATCTTAGATGGTTTAAATTTATTTTTTAGAAATTTTGCTATGATGAATATGGTTAATCCTGATGGAGTTCATATTGGTGGGTTAGGAGGATTCTTTCGCTCTTTGGGTGCTATGATTAGACAAACAAATCCAACTTCTGTTTATGTAGTATTCGACGGAGCAGGTTCAACAGTAAATCGTAAGAACCTGCTCTCCGAGTACAAGGGAACAAGAAATTTATCTAGGATTACTAATTGGGAAGCATTTGATAATATTGAGGAAGAACATGACTCAAAAATCGACCAAATTGTACGTATAATACAATATCTAAAGCTATTACCTGTTAAAACCACCATACTCGATAAAGTTGAAGCTGATGACATTATAGCAGTGTTAGCTGAAAAATTAGTAGAAAAACATGATTCAACTTGTTTTATTGTGTCTAGTGATAAGGATTTTTTACAGTTAGTAACTGATAAAATTATTGTCTATAGACCTATGGAGAAGGAATATTATACTCCAAAAACAGTAGAAGAAAAATTTGGTTTAAAACCTTCTAACTTTATTTTACACAAAACATTATTAGGAGATAATTCAGATAATATTCAAGGCATTAAAGGGTTAGGTGCAAAAGGTATATTTAAAAAATTTCCTGAATTAAAAACCCATGATTTAACTTTAGATGATATTTTCGACATATCTGCTAGGAAATTTAAGGAACATGTTGTATATTCCCGCATTGTTCAGGAACAAGCTAGGATCGAAACTAATTATAAAGTTATGGATTTAAGCACTCCAATGATTGATGATAAAGGAAAAGAACATATAAATAATTTAATAGATGAAGATTTACCTGAATTTAATTCTGAAATGTTTATTTCATTTTACAATGAAGATAAACTAGGAGGAATGATTAGAAATTTAGATTCATGGTTAAAAGATATATTTGCTCTATTTCCAACTTATGAAAAATAAAAAGGTTATAAATGACATTAAATAGTATAAATCAATACGGACATGATTTTCAAATTAAAGTATTATCATCTCTGTTAACTCATAAAGAATTTCTCACTAATATTCATGATATTATATCAGAAGAATATTTTGAAAATCAAGCACAAAAATGGGCGATTAAAGAGGTACTTAACTATTATGATAAGTACCATACTACTCCCTCATTGGATATATTAAAAGTAGAACTACAAAAAGTAGATAATGAAGTATTACAAATATCTATTAAGGAGCAATTAAAACAAGCATTTGTTACTTCTGATGATGATTTAGAATATGTACAAGAAGAATTTACTAATTTTTGTAAAAACCAACAATTGAAGAAGGCCTTAATGTCGTCTGTAGACTTATTAAAAGCAGGCGACTTTGATGGTATTCGTTTTATTGTAGATAATGCTTTAAAAGCAGGACAAGATAAAAATATAGGACATGAATATGTTAAAGACATTGAATCTAGGTATAGAGAAAATTCAAGAGAAACTATACCAACCCCTTGGCCGCGTATTAATGATTTACTACAGGGGGGACTTGGAAATGGAGACTTTGGTCTTATATTTGGTAACCCAGGAGGTGGTAAATCTTGGTCGTTAGTAGCTTTAGGTGGACACGCTGTAAGATTAGGATATAATGTACTCCATTATACTTTAGAATTAGGGGAAGATTATGTTGGAAAAAGATATGATGCTTTTTTTACAAAAATCCCTGTTAATAAAGTAGATTCCCACAGAGATAAAATTGAAGAAATCATACCTCAGTTGCCAGGAAAGTTAATAATTAAAGAATACCCAACAGGAAAGGCAACAATCTCAACAATTGAATCACATATTGCGAAAGCAACAAGTATGGGGTCTAAACCAGATTTAGTAATAATTGATTATGTAGATCTTCTTTCATCAAGAAGGAAAAATCGTGAACGAAAAGATGAAATTGATGATATTTATACAAGTACTAAAGGATTAGCTA